CTGATACGAAAATAACAAAAGAATTTTTAACAAAATTACAACAACTATGAATGTTGGAGAACGAGTATCTTTTATTGCTCTTATAGGAGTTATTATTATTTGTTTTATAAATGTATTTATACTTACGAAAAAACTAGATAATAATAATAAAACTATAACTGAGCTTACTGCTAAAATAAAGCAATATGAGAGCATTGATGTTCCCTCTAAAGGGGAACTAGATTCACTAAAGACTAATATTAGTTACAAAGATAGCATTATTAAACAAATTAAAACTGAATATATAAAAGATGTTGAATGGGTTAAAAATATGCCTGACAGTGCTGCTGTTGCTTTGTTCAATCAACTTGTTTGGGCAAACAATAACACCGATTGATAGTCTTGTTACTATTGATATTGCAACTATTAGAAAGGCAAATGAGAAACTTATAGAACTAAATTATCTTAAAGAAACTATTGCTAATAAAGATAGTATTATTTATAATTATAAAAAATTATCTGAAAAACAAGATAGTCTTGCATATAAATATCAGATAAAAAATATTTCTTTAAATAATGAACTATCTGATGCTAATGAAATTAACAAAGAATTAAATAAAATAATTAATAAAAAGAATACAATTATTGCTGTTTTTGGTGGAATAACTACTGCATCACTAATTACAACAATTATATGTTTAATAACTCGTAAATAAACTATGACAGAATATCCCTTTCTTGACTATATAAATGAAGATAAGAGTCATTATAAACATGCAAAAGATGCTGGATATAATGATCCTTATGATTTGTTTTTAATTGGAGAAAGTGGAGGCTTTCTTTTAAATATTATTCCTGGTGCTAAATTTGTTAATACTGATTATTTCTGTGAAATGGCTAATGAATACAGGAAGCATGGTGATTATACCGCTGCCCGTGTAGATAGCTTTCAACACAGACATCTTAGAAGAAGAGAAGAGTATAGAAGAAAAAATGGTTTTGATGCTCCTTGTTTAAGGATGCCAAATGGTGAAATTAGAACTGTTCATATAACAGGTAACCATTATAATTTTCTTAATTATACTCAAATGGAGCGACTTGATACTTCTACAATTAAGCAAGGTAATGTTAATACTGGTTCTAAGAAATTTGATTTTCCTAGATTTATAGATAGCCAATTTTGGACTTTTCATGCTATTGAGTTTGCTAAGAATAATGGTTTTAACATTCTTATTGACAAAACTCGTCGTGGTGGTTTTTCTTATATGATGGCTGCAAGCAGTGCAAATGCTGTTAATAATGAGCCTCATAAAACTGTTATTCATGTAGCAAATAAATCTGATTATCTTACTGATGCCAAAGGTCTTACTGATTTTACTACTACTGATTTAAAATTCTATGAAGAAAAAACAATGTTTAAGCGAGGACTTCTTAGTACAAAAGCTGAAGACTTCCGTTTAGGATATAGACTTCCTAATAATACTGAAGCTGTAAATAGTTGGCATAGTTCTCTTCTTTCTGTATCAGCTTTCCATAATGCAAACTGTGCTATTGGTAAAGATGCTGTTGAAATAAAAGTTGAAGAGGTTTCTACTATGGATAACTTTGATGAATTTATGGCTGTTACAGAACCTACACTTAGGACTGGTGCTTATACTACAGGTTTTCTTGCTGCTTGGGGCACTGCTACACAAAATAATATGCAAGTTTTTGAAAGAAACTTTTATAATCCCAATGCTTTTAATTTTATGCCATTTGAAAATGTTTGGGATAAAGATAGTAGAAATGAAGTTTGCGGATACTTTAAACCTTACTGCTGGGGACTTGAAGGTGAAGTTAAAGATGAATCTGGTAATACTTGGTATGGACTAGATGCTGATGGAAATAGCTATTTAAACATTGGTTTACAGATTGCTAAAAAAGAGCGTGAGAAGAAAAAAGCTAGTGCTAAAAGTTATGCTGACTATATAAATTATATTGGACAATATGCTAATTTTCCTGCTGAATCTTTTAGTAGTGCTTCTGAAAACTTATTTAGCTCTGAAGAATTAAATGCTTGGGAAGAAAAACTTAAGTTTGACACTAGTTTACATTTTGGTATTGATGGACAATTTGAAGATTTACCTAATGGAGAAGTTAGATTTGTTTCTAATAAAATACTAGCTAAAGAAGGTAAACCTGTTTATGATTGGATTTACGGTGTTCCTCGTAGACAAAATGAAGATGCTCATGGATGTGTTCGTATTTGGTTCTTTCCTGAATATTCTGAGAAATATGATATAAATGGAAATATTAAAAAAGAGATACCTAAAGGTACTTACTCAATAACATACGACCCTGTTGGTATTGATAAAGATAGAACTGAACTTACAGATAAGTATTCTCACAATAGCATTAAAGTATGGATGAATCCTTGTGTCCTTAATGGATATAAACAAAAGCTTTGTGCAGCTTATTATGGTCGTCCTGATAGACTTGAAGAGGCAGATAGAATACTTTATCAACTTGCAATTTTTTATAATTGTATTGGAACAGTTGCTGTTGAAATTAATAGAGGTGAAACTGTTTCTAATTTTAGAAAGTGGGGAGCTCTTAAATATCTTGCTTGTGAGCCTTTATTTGTTTGGGATACATCTATGGAAGGTAAATACAGCAAAGAATATGGCTATAATATGGGTAATACCCAACATAAGCTTGATGGTCTCCGACTTCTTAAAGAATTTCTTTATGAAGAAATAGGTAAGGATGAAAATGGAAATCCTGTTAGGAATTTTCATCGAATATATGATTACCAAAGCATTCTTGAACTTAAAAAATGGAATGTTAAAGGTAACTTTGATAGAGTTTCTGAAATGATACTTCGTGGTATTTATTGGAAATCTCTTAATTTAACTGCTGAAAACAAATTAACGCATCGCATTGAATTAAATGCTGAAAACATTGATGAAAATGATATTCTTAATAGAGAATGGTATTAGTTAAAATAATGGTATTATTAAATATTTTAACAATTTAAAACATAATATTATGAAAAAGTATATTGGGGTAAAGATTGTTGAAGCTGAACCTATGACTCAAGGCGAAGCAAGAACTAAAGGTTTTTATCATAATGAGATAACAGACATTAATAAAGAAGGATACCATGTTCATTATACCAATAATGATTATGATTCTTGGAGTCCTAAAGAAGTATTTGAGGATAGCTATCGTGAGTGTAATCCTCTTGTTGATACAGCTCTTGGAATGTGTCATTTTGATTATAAAGAACGTTTTAAAGCTGAATATCACCAAATTAAAATTCGTTTTGATAGGCTTGTAGAAATGTGCAAAGCTTGGGATGAAGGAACACTTAAATTTACTCCTACTTGTCCTAGAGAAATATATAATAGACAGCTTACTGCAATGAAAGATTATATGACGATTCTTGAGGAAAGAGCTGCTATTGAATCTGTTGAACTTGCTTAATCAAATTTAATAATACCATTATTTTAATTAATATGTCTGAACCTACACTTAATTTAGGGCCTTTTAATTTTCCTGTTCAAACAATTCCTGAAAAGGATAAGCAAAAGCCTGAATTTTATGCCAACTGTGCGGATTGGCTTATAGCACAAGCTACTGGTATTAGAGATACTGCTATACTCGAAGAAAAATATCAAATTATTAAAGGTAATTTTCCTGATAAATATTATAAGAAAATTCTCAATCCTTATAACGAAAAGAATGAGAAATATACGCGTTTCCCTGCTGATATGCGTAATTATGATATGATGAAGGGAATTATTCGTAGATTTGTATCTGAATATTCTAAAAATCCTCATGACTTTATTGTTACTGCTCATAATCCTGAAGTTGTTATGGCAAGAAAAGCTAGAGTCAGAGAGGAAGTAAATAAACTTATTGAAGCTAGAATTGCACAAGAAATTACTAAATCTTATAATGAGTTCATTAATCAAGGCGGACAACCTGAGCAATTTAATCCTGCTGAAAGTATAGATATAGAAGCTTTTGCTAAACAAGCTGAAGAAGAATATATAGATGAATACAGTGCTCAAGGACAAGCTCTTTTAGACTATATTAGAGATGTAGTAAAAGATACTCTTGTTTATATTGAAGCATATTTTAATTTTATAGCTTTTGGCGAAACTTATACCTATAGTGAAATTCAAGGAGATAAATTAATTCATAGATGTGTTAGTCCTAGAGATGCTTTTCCTATTCCAAATGATAATGTATTTGTTGAAGACTATGATGCTTTTTGTGAACGCCGTAAACTTAGTTACCAACAAATTATAGATGAATTTGGCGATGACCTTGATGAAAGAGATAAAAAGTTTCTTGATGACTATTATGCAAATTATGGTGCTAAAGGAACTCCTGAATTGACCTTTAAGGAATATTCTAGTATTTATCCTGATTGTGCTTGTAAATTTAGTAAAATTGAAATTGAAAGATTTACTAAGCAACCTAATATGATGAGGGATTTAAATCCTGGTCTTTATGATGTTTGGCATGTTGTTTGGAGGGGAAGTGCTCGTAGAGCTATTGTTAAATATGTAAATGAGGTTGGACTTATATCATCTAGAGTAGAAAATGATGATTATAAATTTAATCCAGAAGCTGGAGATATAAGTATAGAATATGCATTTTCTCCTCAAGTATATGAAGTAACCCGTATTGGTACTAGAAATACTGCAATTTATCCTGGAAAATGTAGACCCATTGATTATAATCGTGATGGAAAACTTCCTTATAATGGTTTAACTGAGCTTCTTCCTGGATTTGGAACATTTAGTGTTATTGATACTGTATTTCCATTCCAAATATTTTATAATATTGTATCTTACCACAGGGAAATGGTTATAGCCAGAAATAAACTTTCTATGATGGTTATTCCTAAATCTCTTCTTGGCAAAAATCCAGATGATACTCTTTATAAAATGCTTGCTGCTGGAAATCTAATCTATGATGATGAAACTGATGTAGGTAATGCAAGAGCCCAACAAATTCGTATTCTCCAAGAAAATCTTAGTGACTATATAACTTCTTTAAGTAGTCTTCTCCAAGAGATTAAAAATTCTGCTAGAGAAGAAGTTGATATGACTCCTCAGCGTTATGGCGAAATTGCTAATACAGCTGGTAAAGGAACTACTCAAGAAGCTATTGCTAGAGGCTCAATGGGTTCTGTTATTGTAGAACTCATGATGGATGAGGTTCGTCTTAGAGATTACATTAGACTTCTTGATTTTAGTAAACTTGCATATATTGATGGACTGGAAGGTTCATATAACGATTTAAATACTAAAGAACAAAAATTTATAAGTCTTGATATTAACAAAAATGTTTATGCTGATTATGGTGTAAGTGTTAAGTTAAGTGCAGCTGAAAAAGAAAAGCTTGAAGCTCTTCGCCAATTTGCATTTAATCTTGGGCAAAATGGTGATGCTAATATGGCAATTGCCGCTATTGAAGGTGATAATGTTGCTCAAGTTAAAAAGTTAATAAACAAGTTCTCACAATTAAAAGAAAAACATGAGAACGACTTAAAGCAAATGGACCAAGTATTAGAGCAGATGAAACAAGAGTTTGCTCTAAAACAAATTGAAGCTAAAGGTGAAGAAGAAA